GTTAAGGCAACTGGTACCCTCTGGGGGTAATTACCAATGTACCAATGATGTTTTTTACTATATTAGTAGGAACATCGTGATGATAAAGAGCCTGGAGCTTCTTCCTGTCCAGTATTCCAACTGGAGGGAAGACACCCTCATGGATTAGGCGATTTTTTAATTTCGCCATCCTAGAGATGTGATCTTTCACCGTCTGCTCGAGAGATTCTTTTCTCAGGAGCGGAGGTATAGCCGGGTCCTCTAACGTCGTCGTGGCCTCTAATGCGGAACGGAGGCGTCTTTTTTCTAAGTATAACCATCGGTGAGTATTCGTGTGGAACCCAACTGTGTTGTTCACAGTCGGTCCCTCAGGAAACGTAGCCATAAGGTTTATCTTCCTACGAGTTGACCTTGGAATTGCGTCTATGTGTAAACACTTAGTCACTTTCATCATGTAGTCATTCGCTTTGGATATGTCTCGCAACTCTTGGATGGACGACAGAATCTCTTCTGTCACCCATGGTAAGCCTTCTTGTGGGCCTAACCCTCCTAAGTTCGTATCTATTCCAATAGGAAGAAACTCTTTTAAGAAGTTTAGGTCGTCTCGATACGGATATAACATCTCCTCTTTGATGGCAGATATTATTTTCGGTATTTCTGGCATTTCCGCGTTGTTTACCGATTGGATTATTGTTTTCCAACCGGCGATTTTCGGATTTGTCTTGCATGCGACCTTTACTTTTGGGATGTCGTAAATTTTTCCGTCGGAGAAGTGTTGTTCGGTAAAGATACCGTGACCCATACTTCCTACTACGTCTTTAGTTTTCGACCATATTCCCCCGAGCGCGGAAATTTCTTCTCTATATTTGTTAATATAGAGTTCGTTTCCAGCTCTAAGGGAATCATCCCCACATAATAGAGACATACCTTTACCTACTTTTCTTGCCCTATCATCTGCAAAGATGTTTAGGGTGTAAAGCATGGTTATCGATAGTGCTTGAGACATTTGCATACCTTTTTGAGTTAGGTATGACGTGTCTTCACACATATCGTGGTTTCGTCTTATTTGGACCAGCATTGCATCAATCTGCTCTGGGAAAGTTTCCTTCGGGAACTTCTTCAGAGGGAAGGAGACTCCCTCACCCTTGGTCTCTTGATCATTGGTGAGGGGTGCCTCCTTTTCTTTCATATTGGTTTCTTTCCTGAACCCTTCTAGGGTTGTGGAAATGATTACCTTTGGAAAGATATGCTCAGGGTATTCCGTGCTTAGGATCAACTCGTCTAGTGTCGCACCCGGTTTCGGGTGTGGATTAGTCGTGTGAACCATGCATCTCGGAGTATCCGTGCTGGTTTGACAACGTGTGCAGATAGATCTGGCCTTTCCTTGGGGGATTATTTTGATTGTTTTACCGGGTATGGGAATCTTCCTCTTATCCTGTTGTGCGTTCATTTTATCCCACATTTTCTTAGCCGTATTGCTGATAATCATTTCCTCTTTAGGTTTGATTTCCCAGAATTCGGGTATGAGAAGGTCAGTTCTTTTGGCGTCGGCTTCCTCTCCGGGCTCGATCATTCTGAATGGTCCTGTTGCTGCTTTCAGTATCAGGTATTCCGTTTCAGTGATCTTTCCCGTACGTTTTAGCCCTTCTGCTACTGCCCAGTTAAATTCGAGGCTGAAGTTATCCGTTGACACGGTCAAATCTCCACTGTGAATTAACATTGCTTTCTCGAAGTTTTCGAGGAATTTTGCTAGTTTTGAGCGATTTGTTCCCCCTTTTGTCCGGTATGCACATCGATTATCTCTTTCGATTATTTCGAAAAGTGATTTTCTTATGGGCTGCTGGATAACATTAAAGAATCCTGATCCTAGGCATGGAACTCTTGTTTTATGCCCTTGTTCGGGAATCGTTATTGGTAAGAGGGGGAAATGCTTCATCTTCTCCTTGCATTCCCTTCCTATACACGTTTTAAAGTGAAGTAACTTTTCCGTGCATATGTCTAGGGATAGGGCGTAGGCGAATTCAGCTGATTTTTGCTGATGTTTTACTACGTTTCCTTCTTTCAAGGCGAGTAGATCTTTCCACGTTGCCCACCATTTCTCGGTATTTGGGAAAGATGGGTGGTGTGGGTTCTTTTTCAGGAGATGGTAGAATTGGGATATTAATGATCCGATTCCACCTTCTCTTCTTGATCTCTCAAGGCAGGCTCCGACCCCGGGGAATTCTGGTTGTTGGTTAACAGGTGGCCTCATATTCTTGTAGAATTGAGTTGTCCAGTTGGTAACCAAATCCAGTTTATCCTTAGGTATTATAGTTGGATGCTTGAACCTTTCGTAAGTGTCGAGTGTCGACTCCCATGATCGTTGCGTGCTGGGTGGAGGAAGTGCCCTTGAAAGGGTTCCCATTACACACAGCCCGTAAGCGTTAGGATAGAATGCTTTACCGTTGACCACCACTGTCACTTCTTTGTGATTGTGGATGGGATGTAGGTAATGCAGATATTCGACGAACATCTCCGTATACTTGTGGGAAACCTGGGAGACAGTTTTTCCTGTCTGCCAGATTACCCTCAATTCAGCCGAGGATTTCTTTATCTCGTCACATGTTTTGTCATGACCATCTATTCCCCAATCTTTAATTACCTCTTTTTGGATATTATTGATTAGGCGATAGAGGATGAGATCTTCCTCCTTTCCGAGATTCAGTTCTCGGAGTGGTCGATCTTTATTGTATTGTCTTGATAGAATTAATGCTTCAGTGATCGCCGTTAACGTTTTTCCGAGGGCAGCAGCCGAGGAGGTAAGTCTGTTATCTTCCGCTCTTGCTTTTTCCCTCTCTAGATTGGTCATTTCCTTCCACTGCGGTGTTAGGAAACACGCCGGTCTAAATCTAGAAACTCTGCAAATCTCAGTGGGCATACGTATGTCTTTCTCGGTCATCGAGAGAGGACGTGTTCCCCACACAAATTCCTTTACCTCATCAACGTGAGGAATAATTTTGAGACTTGTAGCTGTTTTCCGAATCGTTAACTGTATAACCCTCCATTTTCTTGGTAGTTCAACTTCCATTACGATGGGGCTAGTGTTATGCGAGCCTGTACTTTTGTACTCCACCCAACCTTCTTCACTCTCACTAAAAGAGCGGAAAGTTTTTTGGAGGTCACGGAACTCAGTTCCTGTTAGGAATCTTAGTTCGTTGTGTCTGAATCCTTCATCAAGTAGTTCTTGATAGAACCTTAAGAAGTAATCTAACACGGCTTGTTTCCTATCGGGTCTGACCAACGTCCCATCATCATGAACGCCGAAGTAATATTCGGCTTCGTTCATTGGTGATTGGGCGATACGTCGGAGTACCTGAGATATTTCCCGGGATTGAGGGAGAATCACTGCAGGTTCCTCGAAGCCTTCTGGTGCATGCACCGATGGCTCTGGAGTCTGTTCTAGGACCACTACTTGTTTAGCTAGTTCTTCTAGTTTAACTAAGTATTGTCCTATGTGATACTCCCAGGTTTCCTTCGGGGTAAGTCTAAAGTTAGTCACCGCTTGGATGATCTGATTTTTCATTACCTCAAAGGGGGGTGGGTCTTTTAAGACTTGCTGGAAGACTTCGTAACTCTGTTTCTGTCTTTCGTATAGCTTGTCCCGTAAAGCCACTCCTTCCATGTTCATCACCTTGTTTCGGCGCTTTAGTAGCTCCTCAACTTTGATGGTGTCATAGACGATCCTATCCTCCCAGGATAAGTTTAAGGACTGGTGATACATTTTCATCATGGTCATTTTTGAACGTTCGTCCATAAATCCCATTTTGTCTTGTTTTTCCCAGGTTCGGAGCATGTGGAACACCTGATCCGGCGGTAAACGTTTGCTAACGTACCGTTGGTGTGGTGCCATTACTGCCCTCATCTCCTCCACTTGCCCCTCGTACCAGCTAATGAGTTCATTGAGTTCTCTTATTTGGATCTCGCGGGGAGTGGGCTCGAGGTTGCGATCTGCCTTGGCCTTCATTTGGATGTCGCTTTGGCCGTTTACACACTGGTTGCACTTGCAGTCTGTGTTAAACGGTTGATGGTTCGAAGAGATGTAGTTTCCTTTAACCTCGGGGCCCTCTACGGTAGCACCCGAAGTTGTACTGCGGTAAATAAACTTCCAGGCGGCGTTATATGGAGTCATGCGATTGCAGAGTGCAACGCAGTCTTCTATTAAGTCGTCCGGAAGTTCGTACGGGGGGATCCTCGCTCGAAGTGTCGCGAGGAGAAAATCCCCTTTAGTACGCTGGGACCCAGCGACCGGGAGTACCGTTCGGTCCAGCAAGGAACCCGTAGGGGTTTTGATTAAATTGCTGAACCGGAGGATATCCGAATCCCGGTTGGCCGTACATACCCATCGGCGGATACCACCCTTGATAAGGGGGTGGTTGCTGTTGTGGTACGGGCTGCTTGGGTGATTGAGCAGGATATTGGCTGCCAACCCCACTATTTGCAACGTGCTGGAATTTACACTTAACTCCAAATCGGCAGTTACCTGTTGTCCAGAAATTGCGGCATGCTCCACGGGGCGCTCTACCGCCTTGAGGGTTTTGATCCTCAGGTGGCGGTAAAACTCCAGGGAGAGAGGAATTTTGTTGAACCTTAGGGGTATTCTTCTTTGGTCCACCCTTATTCCCACGCTTGTTAGCATCACCCTTCCCCCTACCGGAGACCTTCATGATTGAATCAAGAGAGTCTTTGGTTAACAATACGTTTAGTGCGTTAACTCGCACTTCCCACGGATTGGCGTCATCGGAAGCCTTTAAGTATTTCTTGATTGGCTTCTTTAGAGACGGGAAGGTGGAAAAATTTCCTTCATGAATGGATTCGAGACCTACTAGGTTGTTCAATCCATTCTTTTCTTGGATAATTTCGTTGATGCTTCCCTTGTCCTTGCAAAGGTTGAGACAGAATTTGGTACGAGCATCTTTACCTCTGTTGAGGAGTTTATCGACCAATGCTTTCTTTCCCGACGCTTCAAGTTCGGCTAAGAGTTTCTTGAAGGGACCTTGTTGTTTGGAATTCAACTTATTATAGTTGTTTCCAACCTTTACGAGGCACACCGACAGTTTCTCCATAACCCACTGGGACAGGGATATTTTTTCCACGGGCGTCTTTTCTACACTAATTCCGATAAAGTGCATGAATAAACGGTCATGGTCAATATTTCGCTCATTCACGTTAAGTCCCGTTATTTTCCTATCGTTGATTTTTGATAAAAGGTCAGTTAGGTCTATATCGCGAACGTACTGGTTTTTGAGCCAAGCGGGTAAATCATCATTTTCAATGTCTCCCCATTCCTTGCGGATTTGAGGGAGACTCGTGAGTTTTGTGGGCAACTCTCGTATGGGTTGTTGCACACAGTACTCCTTGAAACGGTGTAAGTACTCGGAAGTTATCTCCTCGTAATTGTAGAACGCGTTCCACGCTTTGCTGAGACGCTTTCTTCCGGTTACGGAGGGCTTATCGGTTGCTTTTCCGAATAAAGCATACAACCAGGTAATCACGATGTAAGGAATAAATCCTACAAACGGATGGTTACTGGGGACTGCTCCGGCAGTCAGCGAGGCTTTCTCCTGATATTTCATGGTAGGATCGCCTCTATGTATGAACTTCAGGTTCTCGGGCCTGGTCTTCATCGGTGTTGCATAGGATGGGAGGGTTACGATTTCCCCCTCGACTATGTGCCTGAGTGTCGGCACACCCGTTAAAAATTTCACGGACTTTTTTTCCAGGATAGGAGATTCCATCTTTGATGCCATGCATCCACAGATGAAGTTTTCCCCTAGAATTCGTCCGATCTTGTTCCTCATTTCCTGAGAGGTGTTGACTCCAACTTTAAGGCTATAGTCCTCGCGGACTTTTGTCGTTAATTGGACTTTGAAAGTCCCTTTGGCGATTGCCTTCGCTGCTTTCCTCTCCTCCTCTTCGATAAATGAGGCTGCGAATTCTGCCTCAGTTATTTTGCTCAAAGGATTTTCGTAAAGATCCTTTGCCATTAATAATCTGTCCTTTACCACCTCCGGTTTCGCTAAACCTGAGAGGTGGGTGAGGGCACGGGCAGCTTCGTTTTTCTCCGCCTGCAGGAAGT